AACGTGTCTGCCTTCTTAGAAAGAGTGTCAATCAACTCGCGAACGCTCTCATCAATAGACATATTTTTATCTAACTTTTCGTCAAGAATTTCTTTACCGGCTTCGGTTACAACGCCTTCTCCTAAGTCGTTGTACATTTGGAAGGCCAATGTTCCTCTTTCAAAAGGATTTCTGGAACCACTATACGCTCCTTTGTAAAGCGAATCCCTTTGTGCTATTGCATCAATAGCTGGCATATAACCTGACTGATCCATATTTTGAATAAATGAATCGTATTCCTTAGGAGTAGTTTTAATGCCTTCAGCTTTCTTGAGCAAAGCTTTTAACATTGCTATAGTAGATTTCTTTAAGGCCTTTTTGGCCAAACGACCAGTACCTTTAGCAACCTTTAATGCAAGCTTTCCGCCTTTTTTCAAAAGAGATATACCTGCCTTTTTAAACATGTCCTCCATTTCTCTTTCGGTAAGCTCAAGCTCTACAGCTTCGTCAATGAGAATATTAAGAGACTCTTCATCAAGCTCTTCAGTAGATTCAAACATATTGTTCTGAATTACACTTGGAAGAGCATCCCAAGGAACGTCAATATATCTGGCGACTTCTTCTGAATTCGAGTATGGAAGCTTCCCGAGCCAGTCGGCTTTTTGGTCTTTATCGGCTTTATCCCACTGAAGCTTTGTGACCAGCTTGCCTTTACGTTTAGCCAGCTTTTGTAAGATTCGGCCGCCGTATTTCTTTTCGTAATCTGAAGCTTCAAAAATCTCTTTAGCGGCTTCTGCTAAGCTGTCATGTTTTTTATTAAAGTCTTCCATCTTTTAATTATTAGGCGTCTGCCATGCCTTGTCCGGCAATATCCATCCAAAGCCAGTATGCAAATGTGTTCTTTTTATGAGGGTTATTACCTTCAAGACCTCCGCCTTTTGGAAGATCGTATCCCATACCAGCGTCATAACCCGTTTGATAAGCGTAGTTGAAATCTTTGTGGTCGCGAGCAATCTTGTCAACCATCGCAAATTGCTTAAGGGGAAGCGGTTTCATGCTTTGGTCAAAATCCTTTTCAGTTGCACGCATCATCTTGGCTTTATCAAGAAACTGTTTAATAGCCTTCTCGTCGGTAGGGACTTCAATCTTAGCTTCGGTGAGTGATTCCAATAGCTCTGGAAAAAGATCTTTGATATCTCGATCGTCCATTCCGTAATCATCAGATTGCAAGAATGCTATAATGTTTTTCTTTTCACCAGTTATATCAGCCGTGGACTTACCAGTTGGTTTAATTTTAATCTTAAACTGTCGCTGAGAAACGTTTGTAAAATAACGATCACCGATATAATCAGCATCAATTGTTGTTTTACCCCTACCTGCACGAAGCGCTTCGGTTAGAGCTACATTATCTACAGAAATGGTAACTTCAGCGGATTCTTCAATCGCTTCAACCTTAAGCTTACGAAGTTTAACTTCGCGCTCGGCAGCTGCCATATCCTGTTTAAAGTCGGACCAAGGATTGCCTTTAACAGTTCGGAATTTTTTAACCCAAGAAATTAAATTCTTATCAGGAACTTGACTAAAGTCGATTGCTTCGTCAAGTTCTTCACTCTTTGAAGTATTCCCTTCAAGAATTTCCTTAGCGGCATCTGCCAAGGTATCGTGTGAATTATCGAATGATTTCATTTATTTTAATTCTATTTTTCTACTTTAGCTTTAGCCTTTTCAATGGCTTTCTTAAATGCAATCTCTGGAGGAGTGATACCAGCATCTTCATAGCCTCTTGGAACTGGTTTACCTGCTTTCTTCGCGGCCTTTTGAGCTTTGCGGAGAGCCTTTTGAGCTCGTATCGTAGCTTTAGCCTTTAGCAGTTTTGCGCGATCAGCAATCTTTTTCTCACCCTTCTCTGCCTTTTTCGCAGCACGGTCAGCTCGACCTGAAACGGTAACACGAGATGCAATTCCTTTACCAATCTTTTTAAGCAGGCTATCATTTAGTGTATTAAACCTATCCTCAAGAATCTTTTCGAGCTCTTCATCGGACATCTCAGAAATAGTGATATCACCATCTTCAAGAATAGCGTCAATAGCCTCTTCATAAAGAGCATCTTCTGTATCGTCTTCCGTCTTAACGCTTTCCGTAACGTTATGAACTTTATCAGCGACTTCAATCGTCTTTGTATCAACCGCGTCTTTGACTTTATTTCGCATCAGGTCTTTAAAAGCAGAGTCAGCTTCTTCTTTATCACCCAAAGCGAGAGAGTCAATTATTTTTTTGACGTTGTTATCCATGTTGTTATTTATAATATTTTAGATTTTAAGGGTTGGTTATATGTGAATTAAATTCTTAAAATCCCAAGTCGTCTTCTTCCGGCTCAGGCTCATCCGCAATTTCAGCTTCCATTCTTTCAACGTCTTCCTCAGACATATTAAGGATGTTACTTCTTACCCACTTATCTGAGTAATATTTACCAATATGCGGTTGAATTTGATCGAGCATGTTAAGTCGCTCTCCAAGAATTTCAAAATCCTTGAGCTCAGAAAAGAAGTTATCTTCAATATAGTCTACCGAGATTGATTCGCGAATCTCAGGCCATTCAGCTTCTGTACAAATGTTTTTCAACAAACATTGCACCTTAAGCATGTCAATAAACAACACAGAGAACTTCTTTCTTAAACGGTTAATAAACTTTTGGAATTTAACCTCTTCTCGGCTAATCTCACTTGCACGCCCAACACCATATTGCGATCCTTCAACATCAAGTCGGCCAACAGGAACGTTTAGCGAGCGGTAAAGTTTCTTTTGGAAGAAAACAACATCATCAATTTGACTGAGGTTTTCCCCGCCAGGAAGGGTTGTAATCTCTGTGCCGCGACCGCCTTCTCTTCGTGGAAGCCAAAAATCTTCCAGCATACTCATTGCTTTACGGTCGTCTTTAACCTCTCCGCTTGTTGCATCATAAACAAGTTTATTTCGATACCTGCTCATGATACCTTGAACATATTGTTCGGCCTTTCCTTTTGGAAGGTTACCAATATCAATATAAAAGATTCGTCGCTCGGGAGCTCGAGAGATACGGTAGATAACCAACGCATCTTCCATGATACGAAGTTGGTTAACAAGTTTCACACTCTTATGAAGATATGAAACAGCAAATTTTCCATTATCATCAAGGTTCCCACTTGGAACATAAACGATACTTGTAGGATCAATCTTAATCGCGGTAGTGTGTGATCCTAAATCGTCGCTATATAGAAAGTATTCTCTTGCGACGTAATGTGTTTTAATCCCAGTGTCAGGATTGGTTTTAGTTTTAACCTCTTTGATCTTTTTAATCTTTAGAGGGTCAATCAACCTTACTTCTTGAATACCCTTTTTAATGTTATCAGGATCAATAAGAAGGTGATAATAAAGTTTGCCATCAATGTACCACCGGCGAAAAATATCGTGGCCATTAAAATTAAATGAAAGGAGTTTGCAGATGTTTTGAAACTCCTGTCGAATCGAATCCTTAACATTGTCTGGAATGTCAAGTGCGTCGGTATTAAGGTTAACGGGTGTACCTGCGTTATCCGCAACAATAGCTCCGTTAATAATATCGGAAATAGCATTATCGCATTCAGGCTGAATTGCCGCGGCTCGATATTTAAGAATGGCATCTCGCTCGTTCCCGACGCTTGCATCATCAAGATCTAGGGTTTGGCCATAATAACCACTTGTACTATTTCCTGAAATGACTTGACTGCCGTCGGTTTCAACCGGAGGCGCGAAAGACGATACTTTTTCTTTTTCCGGTGTATCGTCGATTTCTTTAATTTTGCGAGAAATGTCAAGTCCAAAGATTTTCATATAATCTATATATAAAAGAAATTTTTCGGGGGGATGGAACCCCCGAAAAATTCTTTAATTGAGTTACACTGTCTAATGTCTTAGGTAGTAATACCAGCAGCAGTCCAATACTGATACTGGAAGTCAACCGTAAACTCTTCTACGGCATCGTTTTGATCGGCACCCAAGGCGATCGCGCTTACGTTGGTTGGAAATGCATCAATAAAGTTGTATGTTTTAATACCTCTGTCATCTCCGTCTCGGTCAAGTTGAACTAGTTCCATATTTCTCATATAGCCCAAGTCACCGAAGCTGGTAACGTTGGCTTCATGATTATTAATACGATTCATCCAGCTTTCAAACGCATCCCGTAGATCGAAATCAACGTCGTTAATTACAGTAATTTGCCATGGTTCCGCAAAGGTCATATCACCAGCAATTGTAAGGTTTCTTCCTCGAAATGGAACCTCGATCTGCCCAAGTGCACTTGTCGGAATACCGCTTGTTGCCTTAATTAAAAACCTCGCGCGCTCGGTAAGTCCCGCATTAAAATCGGGAAACTGGACCCTACACTCAAAGAGGTTGGGTCTCGCACCACCGCGAAAGTTTGATTTGAATTTTGAAATACCCGTGTTTGTAGTAGCCATAATTTTATCCTAACTATTTGTTATATTTATATCATTACTGCTTATCTTCCGATCAATTCTTCAAAAGAAGCGCCGGTTCTAGTAGCAATGAAGTTCAGGGTTACAAAGTTAATCGAACGAGTAGGCTTAATATAAATATCGGCCACGAAACGATTTCCGTCAATTACTTCTGCGGTATTGTTGGTGTCGTCACAAACAACGCGGAAGTCTGTAATACCTCTCCGGCCTTGAACATCCCGAAGGAACGGCTCAATAGCATTACGGAAAGTAGAGCGAGTGAATGCATCGTTAAGCTCAAACAGTTGGAACTTACTTGCAGTAGCAATCGCTTTCTCGATAGTAATAAAGAGGCGGCGAACGTTAATGCGGTCGAATGCACTTGGCTTGGTTAAAGCGGTCTTATCACCAAAAAGAACCGTGCCTTGCCCCGGAAGGGTAACAACAGGGTTGATTCGCTTTTGGTAAAGCTCATCACGATCAGCTTTCTTAGGGTTATACGCAAGACGTGTAATGCCTCGGAGTTGTCCACGATTAAGACCTGCAGGAGAGAACCAAGGATCGGCAAGATCATCGGTTGCTGCACAAAGACCTGCAACGTGGCCATGAAGTTGGATAAACGCAAAGGAATCCCGATACTTGTTATATACATAAGCTGGACCACTATCAAACACAATATAGCTGCTAGAACTAATAGCGTCGAAGTGTGTCGTGATTGCGCTTTTCTTAGCAGAATCAGACGTTAGATCTTTAACTGCAAGAGGAGCGGAGATGAATCCAACAAGATCTCTACGCGCATCGGCGATTGTCTTGATCTTGGTATCAGTAGTACCACTGCTGTCTTCAAAGGCAAAGAGCAAATTGACATCCACTGTTTCGGAATCTTCAAACAATTCAAGTGCTGTAACAACAGAAGCGTTCGTAAAGCTAGTTGCGTCTGCACCGCCTGCAAGGTCTACATAAATGCCGACTTCAGGACTACTTACGGAAACACCATCAAGCCAACTAATTGCTGTGTCGGAGGAGGTGGAGTCAGCCGTAAGTAATGGATCAGTACTTGTATCCTTAACACCAAAGATAAGTGAAGAATTTGTATTAACAAAATCTACCCAGTAGTTTGATTCGCCGAATTGGTTTTTAGCGTTGCGTCCAACGGAAAGACCTTCATGAACTTCAAGGATTTCTCCTTTTACACCCGTGAATTGTCCTCCATTATCGACAATCACAACCGAGACTTCATCATTAACTGTTGTAGAACCTGTAAGATCCTCGGTCCATTCGCTCGTTGCAGGTTTAAACTGCAGCGCGCCTTTAATGCTTGTTGGTTGTGAGTCGTAATTATCAGAGTCAACGATGTGAACCCTAAGCGAGTTACCAAGAACACCGGCATAGCGAGCAACAACGTGCGCGTCAACCGCGTTAAGGGCAGCTTGTTTGGTTTCAAGTTCCGATACAGTACTAATCGTAAATTCTACTCCCAGAGCAGGAGAATCCTGAGGAGAATCGTTCCCTTGGCTAGAATATGAGTTAAGTGCTGTAGATGCGTTTGCCCGGACAACTTTCAGGTTGTTGCTGTACTTCAAAAATGAAGCAGCTTCCAAAAAGCTCCGTTCGAGTGTGGCGTCTTCTGTTGAGGGTGCTCCAAATATTCTTGCGAGTTCCTTCTCCGAACTGACGGTTACGATTTCTCCAATCGGTCCCCATCTGAAGTGACCAGCGTATCCACCAATAGAGGTAGACTGTGCCGGAATGATGTCTGTGAGGTCTATTTCTTTAACCTCGACACCTGGTGATACTAAAAATCCCATGTGTTATCCTTTCAGTGTAATTAATTAATAAGTGTTTTAAAACATAATAAGGTTATATCCAATACAATCTATTTATTATTTTTGGTGTTTCAAAGTGACCTCCAGTGTTCTATGTCCTTAAGCATCTCTTCATATTTTTCAAATGATGCCGGGGTTTCACTACCCGTGTCCATAAAACCAAACGGAGGAAGGTCTTCTTCCATCTCTAGCAGTTTTTCCTGATAAAGAAGATCCCTAAGTTGTATGTTACTCATGCTTTCGAATATATCAGTACTAACGAACCAAGCAAAAAGAACAAAGTTCATTACCGAGTCATCGTGTGTACCATCCTTACCAGCATAACTTTCACCTTTAGGCTCAAACGAGCTCAGCTCTGAAATAGTTTCAGGATCTACTATATGAAGTTTTGAATCTTCGATAAGATCCTTTAAATTAGAGCAACCAATCCTTTTAACCTTACGGGACATTGTAACACCAATGCCATTGCTTTTAACTGTGCTTGTAGTAAAAGTATTTTCATACTCATGATCGTAGTAAACCGCATTACAAACAACCATACCAGCATCATTATTTTCAATAATCACCAGCGCTTCATTGTAAATCTTCGCAGCTCGTACAATTATATTAGGAAAGAGCAGCGGTGAAATAGTGTTATTCCTATAAGTACAAACCTGCTTAAATGGATTTTGCGAAATGTCAATTACAGAGAATGTACTATAGTCCTGACCTCGACCCTTTGAAACGTCCGCGCAAAGAATGTATTCATGCCCTTCAATAGGTTCCTCGTAATAGTTAATCTCATGCTGAATCTTCAGCGGGGTTTGGGCTTGCATTCCCAAAAGAACATCAGAGTCGATTAGCGTTTGAGAACTACCTATGAATGATACTTCAAACTCTTGTTTAAACTGAAGCTCACTTGTATTGGCAATAGTTTCTTCCTTCCACTTTTCATCTCGGCCTGGAACATCCTGCCACTTAATCTTAAATGGCTTAAACTCATTTGCACCTTGGATCGCACCTTCCCAAAGCTTATAGAACATATTACCTATCCCATTTGGTGTACTGGTAATAATAACCTTTGTATCTTTACCACTTGAAATAACAGGATAAGTTGAAGTGTAAAATTCGTTGGCACGATTAACAAAGGCGAACTCGTCCAAGAAAATGCAGTTCATTGAAAGACCACGAATAGAATCTCCACTTGTTGCAGAGGCAATAATCTCGGAGTTGTTACTAAACTTGATGCTACCTTTGTTAAGAACCTTACATCCTGGCTGTAGAAAGAATGGAAGGTTCTCAAGCATTAAGGTAAGTCGGCCGAGCATCTCCCTTGCAGTCGCACCTTTGTTTGCTAGAATACCAACCTTTTTATCGGCATTGAATATGACATAGTGGAGAAGCCACGCCACGCTCGTAATCGACTTCCCGCTTTGCCGACAAGCAAGAACAATAGAGAAGCGGTTGTCATTGAAGTGAGAAACCATCTTCCTTTGATAGCCCCGTAGGATAAATGGAGTTAAACCACTATCAAGACTAATGACCTTTACATAATTCTCACAGAAATAAGCTACATCCTTTTGACACCGGATGTATTCGTTAATCTCATGCTTGCTGAATTGTTCTTGAACTCCGTCAGCTTTTACATGAGGATTTCCGTTATATGACAGCGGATTGGACATTAATTTTTTTTCTTTTTCCTTTACAAGCCTTTCCGATTTTGGTATAATTAATTCCCGAAGGGATCAAAGGATTAACCGTCAATAGTCCCACTGTCCGATCCTTTAAGGAACTTCTGGAGTTCAGTTGTGGTTCCAACAAAGATGGCATTATTAGTCGTGGAAGTACCTTCATTACCACGAGAGTCATCAGATTTAACAAGAGTCTTCCGTTGTTTCTGAAGATCCAAAAGTTGTTGATTCATTTCAGCTGCCTGCTTTATAAGCGTTCCAAGAACCTCAAACGCTCGGGGATGTTCGGCATCGGCGGCAAGACACGACATGGAATCAATTGCAATCTCTGACGTTTCGATAAGTTTCTTGATCCGCTCTCTCGCATAACGATAATCCTCTTCGGTCTCGTCTACAAGTTGAGCATCACTTGGACCAATCAAGGAATCAACCACGGCCAGTTCCTCAGAAGTCTTTTTTACCTCGTCCAGATTCTTCTGTAACGCGGCGACCATATCGTCCTTTTT